CATCTGCCATTATCGCGTCACCTCAGGACTTACTACTACCTGACCCTGTGCCAGCCTTGTAACAATACTACCATTTACAAGTTCTATATCATAGACATACGTGCCTTCGTCAATCGCAGTTGTTTGTGTCGCAGTTGCGGTCACGGCTACAAATCCTGTGAGTGCGGTTATCGCAATACCGCCGTTCTCCGTAGTAAGAGTTAATACCGCGTCAGGGTCAGAAGGAAGCGAGCGCACTTGAAGTCTTGCGGTATATCCCGTTAAGTTCATAGGCACGGTAGCAATTCCGCCTGAGATATAAATACCAGTTGCGCTATTAGTAACGGTAAAAGAAGTTGAACCTGAACCAGCAATAGTTTTATTTTGAAGGTTATAAACGTTTGGAATTACACCGTCAATCGAAACGGTTTGACCAATAGAAAAAGCGTTAGCGCAAGTATAAGTAACTGTTGTTCCGTTACCTACTACGTTAGTAATCTCCGCAGGTTGTTTATAAATAAAGTTAATATACCAAGTAGCACCTTGGTCAATCGTTGTGTTGTATGTGACCGCCACTTAAACTCCTAAACTTGTTCCACACGAAGAACATATTGCTTGACCTTTAACCTGAGGCATACGACACGAAGGGCAAAAGTCCGCCATAGCCGCAAGGCTCATCATACTACTGCTACCGCTATTTAACTCTGTAATAGCCCAAACTAAAGCGTCAAGGCGGTCAGGACTTTCGCTACTAACTGGCGTCCACTCGCACATCTGCGTTTCAAGTTCTGCGAAATATCCGTGGTGATGAACTCTACCCTGTTCATATAAAGAACTAATAGGTTCAGCGCGTAATTGTTTTCCACGTGTCGCAGTTACTTTCTTTACTGGCGCACTATGGTCTACTTGCTTAATAAGTAACGTAACCATATCGCCACCGTTATTAGTTTCCGCAATAATCTTATCTGCGCCTAAGTCGTGGTAAAGATTTACTGCTTGTCTAGCCCACGCGTCAGGCGAAGCCTTTAATGACTTATCACTAAGAACGTAGTAATGATTATCTGAAGTAATTCCTGCGGCAACAATTCCCGTTTCATCTGAGTTAGCGTTATTAGTAACGGCAGGGTCAATCGCTACAACAATTCGAATCAAAGGCGGAATATCCGTTACGCGCGCGCGCTCTATCATCTCACGTGTCCATAACGCGCCTTCAACCGTGTCTAGGATTTCGCCATAGAGTTCCTGCCTACCAAGTCGCGTATTCTCGTAACGTAATTTAAGTTCAGCGAGCGCAGACGGCGCAAGATTCTTAGCGTTATCAAAAGTAGAACCGCGTACTACACGTACACCTTTACGGTCTACTAAGTCTTTAATTAACTTCGTAGGTCGTGGCGTAGTAGTAATAATTGTTTGTGGGTGCTGACCTAATCGCGCACCGAACTGGTACTGGTCCCAAGCGTCAGGACGTTTAAATGCGGCTAACTCATCAAACCAACCGCCGTGAAATTGTGGACCACGTAAACGGTCAGGCTCTTCTCCTGAGAATAGTTTTATACGGCTTCTATTCGTTAGAAAGATTTCTGAAATAGAACGGTTGTAATCCTTTAGTACTCCGAACTCTTTCAGGATATTTAAGATTCCTGATTCACCTTCAACACACGTATCACGAGCGTCCGCGTGTGTAGGCGCAACGATAGCCCACCGCGTACCTTCGTTACTAATCGCTTTCCACGCAAGCCACTCTGCGGCAGTTCGTGTTTTACCAGCACCACGACCAGCCAAGAACAACCACGTATTCCAATCTTCGTTATCAGTTGGAATCTGTTCCTGTCTCGCTAGTTGGTGCGTCCAGCGAACGCGTCTTGCCGCTATCAAGGAGAGCAACGAGCCGTTCGACTTCTGAGTCAATCGTATTTCCGTCATAATGAGTTATCTCCACCTGCGCTTTGGCTGGCATATCTAAACCAAGTAAGCGCGCTCGCCTTTCCATTATTTTTAGTACTGCCATAACGGCAGGTACTTCGCCACGCATTACTTTGTTCCATAACGCACCTTGCGCTATATCTAAACGGTCTAACTCCGTACCGCGTAATTCTTCTACGTCAGAACGAATAATTCTTTTACAAGCGTTTACGTACGCCTTATGTGCGCCTGAAGGATTAGCAAACCCTAACTCTTTAGCGATTAAATCAAACGTTAATCCGCCACGCCGTAGTTGTAATACTTTCGCTTCACGTTCAATAGTTTCAGGTTTAATTCGTGACGGTCTTGCTTTACCTTGACTCATAATCGTTTACCTATTGTTAAACAAAGGGCAAAGATAAAGGGAACTACGAAACCGCCTATAATCCAACCAAGAATAAACGAAGACCAGTTCACGATTTCCCCCAACCCGTTCCACGAAAGATTGCTGGCGTTGCGCCGATAACCTTACTCATAGCGTTACCGCACTCGCAGGTTCTCTCGTGCTTATCTTCAAAGCCAAAGTAAATACTTTCCTGCTTCATACATTTATAACACTTGAAAAGATATACAGGCACTTACCACTCCAAGCCACCATAGAAGCATAAGAACTCTACGGTTAATCCGTACTTACTAACGTTAAACCCAATTCCAAAGGCGCGCATAAAGCCTAAGTGAATCCATACCTTGCCTATTTTATTCTCGTAATTCATTACGTTATTTCCTTCCTATAGTTACACTACAAACACTTATCCAAGATATTAACTTTAACACTTTCTGCTATCGCTTTCATCATTAAAGGCGGAACACTTCTACCGATTCTTTCCCACCTTTGTTCATACGTTCCCGTTAGTTCAAAGTCTTCAGGGAAGGAACTAAGTAAACGTAATTCCTTTAGTGTGAACTTTCTTTTCTCTAACGGGTGCGTGACACTTGCCGCACCTACGTTTCCCCCAGTAGCCGTAATAGTTCCAATAGGCTTATCTAAACTTGGACGGACTAACTGAAAGTATTTATCACTCTGCTGACCAACTTTTAACTTATCGTATTCAACGCCTAATGCGTAACGGTCAAGAGTAATATCATAATTAGTTTCAGGGTCGTGCGTAATACGTTCTGCGTTAGTTTCTAATACGTCACGTAACGTGTAACGCGTATTCATAGGAGTAGGGAAGGTTGGCACTACTCCGTATTTATCTACTAAGTCATTACGTACGCCTATGATTATTAACCTTTGGCGCGCTTGCGGTATGCCTAAGTAAGAAGCGTCAAGAACCTTTGCGCCAACCATATAACCAGCAGAGCGTAGTTCAACCATAATCTCTTTAAAGTAACCAAGAGCCTTACCGCGTACTAATCCCGTAACGTTTTCTGCTACAAAGGTTTTAGGTTGTAAGTCTTTTAATACTCTCGTAAATTCAAAGAATAAATCGTCAGAGCGTTGTACGCCGTCTGAATACTTCTTAGTACTTCCCCAAGCCTTTTCACGTGAGCCAGCCATAGAGAAGGAAGCGCAAGGTGGTGAACCTTCAAGTACGTCTATCTCTTCGTAAAACTTTCCTTCGTCAAAGATTTGTTTAGCACTAACTTTTCTTATATCTTCGCCGTTCATAAAAGTATCAGGGTGGTTAAGCGCGTAAGTGTTACGGGCTTCTTCTATAAATTCGTTAGCCCACGCAACTGAGTACCCTGCCATTTCGAATCCTAAACACGAACCGCCGCACCCTGAGAAGGTAGACGCGATTACATAACCGTTAGTACCGCGTACCTTTGCGACTTCTTTCATAGTAGGAACTACATACGGCGGTTTCATTTAACACCGAACCAGCCAGCAAAGTTAAGGTGACGCCAGTAGCAATCAACGTGTTTAAATCCTGCGTCAGTTAGCAATTCTTTATTCCACTTATCGGTTACGGGAACTAATACGCCTTCTAAGGCTTTACGCTTATTGTTAATCTGCTCTTGTGTGTAACCGTTATTACCTTTACGGTTTAAATAAGTATTAACAAAAACGTTATCAGCGTATGAATCCGCGCCTAAAATCTTTTCTACAAAGATAAATACGCCGTTAGGTGTAAGTGAATCATAAACATCTTGAATAATTCTTTGACGGTATTCGATAGGAATAAACTGTAACGTTAGAATAGATAGCGTTACCGAACTAATTACTTTTGGATAACCTTCGCGTAAATCAAACTGACGTACGTCAGCCGTAGGTATTTCTTTCTTTGCCGCTTCAAACATAGGGTCAGAGATTTCTAAACCCATATAGCGTACGTCTAAATTTTCTAACGCTTTCATAATCGGTTTAAGTGCCGCACCACGCGAACAACCTAAATCAACTATAGAAGTTCCTTCTTGCGCAAAGCGTGTAGCAAGTTCGGTAGTAATACGGCGCATACCTTCGTAATCAGGAATAGAGCGCGCTAACATATCGTCAAAGACTTCTGTTACTTGCGCGTTAAACTCCCACTTCACGCCAGCCATTACTTCGTCTTTCATTATCTTGGCGAACCGTTCCACTCATAAGCGCACTTAGGACATTGATAAGCGGTATTAACGTCACCACTAAAGTCTGTAAAATCTTTAGGCGTATCGTCTTTGAACTCATCTGATAACGGATTAAAACCAAAGTCTTGCGTATCAAATAACATAGAAATATCTAACAGTTGGTCTGCTAACACTTGCGTATCCCACTCTGCTAATTCCGCAGAACGGTTATCAGCGAGCGCGTAAGCAACTACTTGTTCGTGTGACCAATCTTCGGGAACACGAGCAATACTAATTTCTTGCCAACCTAAACTTTTTGCGGCTTCAAGTGTTCCGTTACCTGCTACAACAATATTATCGCGCGTTACTACTAACGGTTTTCTTTGTCCGAACGTCTTTAAAGAGTTAGCAATTACTTCTATATTGCGCGCGTTATGTCGGCGCGCGTTATTTGGGTCAAGTTCTAAATCATTAACGCTTACAGATTCAACTTTTAACATTATTTCCTTCCAAGAAATTTAGAAGGAAGGCGCGTAAGGGACAACAAACGCGCCTTCCTGTGTCGCACTACACCGAAGGGACGGACGGTGTGCGACTAGCCTTCACTCGCTCCACATCTGAAAGCATAAACACCGAACGGCGTTTTGACTTAGATACTGGTACGAGAAGTTTTCTAAAAACTAATTGACGTAAGTTATTCTTTGTAATTCCTAACAACTCTGCGGTTGCTATTGAATCTATAGTTTCTTCACTCATTACAAGCCTTTCCTAAACCGACCACGGGTCATCTAAAGGGTCTTCGATTGGTCTTTGGTTCACAACTGTAACAGGTTCGACAACGTTACGTGGAACTACTCCGTAACTATCTACGTTAATTTCTAACGCTTTACGTTCTGCGCCTTCTTTATCTAAGTAATTATCAACGGTAAATCTTCCTTGGATAAATACGCGCGCACCTTTACGAAGTTCAGTAGCCGCACCTGTAGCGTCTTTGCCCCATACAAAGCAACGAAACCAAATAGTTTCGCCGTCTACCCACTCGTTATTCTTTTTAATTCGTGGAGTGTTAGCGATTGAAAAAGAAGTAACAGAAGTACCGCTTGGAATAACGCGTAACTCAGGTTCACTTCCAATATTTCCAGTAATTGTAATTATTGCTTCACCAGCCATAGTTTGCCTTCCTCTCTAAATAGTTGTAAGAACCTTCAGTAGTAAGTGTAACAATAGAACCGTTAGGAAGTATTAACGGATAAGTAGCAGGGTCTTGGCGTGTCGGAACAATCAAACCAAGTTCTGTTGATTTATTTATATTAAAGTGAACCGCGTGAGTGCCTAAGTTATGGCACTCGTGGTGAAGGGCAACTAAATTTTCTATACTATCTTTTCCGCCACGCGAGCGCAGAAGCCTATGGTGTAACGCAAAATCATTAGTTAAAGACTTTCCACACGCTTCGCAATAGTTGCCGCAACGTTCAAGAATTACTTCACGAATCGCCTTCCAATTAGTTTTCATTAGTCGTGAAGTAATCCGTCAATAACTCTTTCGGCTTTTAATAAACTTAACCGTAACTTTTCTTTATCTGTAATACGGATAGTTACGCCTTCTACGTTTCCGTATTCTTTTACGGCTATAAGTTTTACTACTTGCTCATCATCTTCGTAAGCGACACCTGTTAATCCGTCAAGTACCGCACGGCTTAACTTATCTATATCGGGTCTTTTAAAAGGTTCAGAACGCGTTACGGTTTTAGGTTTCTTTAAAGTAAAGACTAACGAAACTTCTACGCCGTGTTGCGCTTTATCTAAAATAACCGAACGCGCAACGTTAGCAATATCCGCGCGCCATAAAGCCAAGTCTTGTGCGCGTACGTGTATTGCGTGACCACGTATAAATTTTAGCGAACCCTGTGGAACGGGTCTACCGCTAACAAAGAACTGCTGACTAATACCAGTAATGATTTCTCCAAAAAGCCCAAGCGTTACAAGGGGTATCGTAACGGTGAATAATGTACCTGATTCCGTTATGAATTTGTTCCGCAGGGTGTTTAGAATCTTCTTTTAACATCTGCGCAATTCCGTACGCAGTACTGTTTGGATTATCAGCCTTGTAGTTCCAATGACTTTCTTTAGTCCAAAGTTCTACTAAGCATTTATAATCCGTTACACCAAACCCATAATCTTGTAACTGGATACGGGCATACGCTTTTGGATTATCGAAGGCTAATTGTAATTCCTTCATCTGCGGCGTTATCTCTTCGTGTGGTGCTTCTGCTTCTGCTGGCGTAATAACTAAAACCAATACTGATAAGGCTATGGCTAATAACGCTTTTATTTTTATTTTTATTGGCATTTCCTACTCCTTTACAGGGTTCGGGTCTTGCTCGCTTCTTCTTTAATGAAGTTTTCTTTTGCTTTAAGTGGCGAGCGATTATTAAGGCGTTCTCTCATCTCTTCAGAGGAAGCCGAAGTGCGTTGGATAGAAGCCCTTTCTGGGTCGCACGTTGGACAAAATAATACACCTTCATACTCCGTTTCTATCGTTTTTACTTCACCTTCTCGTGTTTTTATTTCTTTAGTACTAACGTAAGTTGTGTGTATAAATCCTTTCACGCAATCTTCGTGCTTACACGGGCAAGCGTTACGCATACAATGAGTATCCATTAGAGTTCCCTTCTTACTACGTTTAAAACTTTATCTAACGCTTCTGTATATCCTTCTAAATAAACAAAGGCTAATTCGTTCATAGGGGTATCTTTAAGCCGTAACTCTTCGATACCCCTAAGAACACGCATAAGAATATCGAACGTTGTTTCAGGTTCTTTATTCTCTTCCGTCATTATCGTTTCCCATAGCGATTTCCGCGCATATAGCCTGAACACCTACAAGTGCGGCGTCAAGGCTTCCTGCTACTTTAATAATCTGTGCGCGGTTTTCTAACGGTTTCCAATTTGTTATATCTTCGGCAATTCTTAGTCTTATTTGTTTTTCTAAGACTTTGATAACTTGCTTCGCGATTTCTTGTTGCGCTTCGGTAGGTGTAGAAAGCATTAGTTGTCCTTCTTGGATAAACCAATGGTTGCTCTCACACTCGCGTTCTTTTTTCTTTTTCAACACTTTTGAGATTCTCCTTCCATACATAGCCCCATATAGGTCCACCTGAATCGGTAACACCTTCCCATATTTGATAATTTTCTTGTTCTTCTCCAATTAAAGTAACGGTTGCTTCTATACCGTCTTCTACAATTTTGTCACCTACCTTCATTTGCTTTCCTATCTGAGTACATATTTTGTGCTACGCGATATGCGTAACTAACTAAGTCAGTTAAATCTTTACTTGCCGCTTCGTCAATAGCAAGTAACGCTATACGTCCAAAGCGTTTAGTCATTTGACCTATGCGCCCAATTTCCGCGCTGGATAACGCTCGTGTTTGTAATTCGCTTACGTACCAAGCCGTTAGCGCAATACACCCACCAATATCGTTAGCGTTATGTAATGTGTCCCACTCTTCTTCTACAAGTTTTGAAAGATTCCACGCGTTGATTCCGTTCGCCCTTGCGTCAGCAAGTTTATTTGAAATTCTTTCAACTGATTCTTTCGCAGACTTGTTTCGAACGGCAGGAAGTTCTTCTTCTGTCTTCTGTATTCTGTCTTCTGTATTTATGTATTCTGTATTATGTATTCTGTCTTCTGTATGGGAAACTAACGCGTTACCTTCTCCGTTATCTTTAGTTTTATCCCGATACCGCTTCTGCCGTTGCCTAACGGTTTCGCGCTTTTCTTCAACCTGCTTCTTAGACGTTTGGTGGTCTAAATAGCCGTAGATTAGATAACCGCTTGCCGAAGGCTCTTCCTGCCATAGTCCAGCGTCTATTAACTGTCCTATGGCTTCTAACGCGCCTATTTTCCCGATAGCGGCAGACGGAATAAAGCCGTCAGTTAGGAAGCGTCCGCAGTAGCAGAGTCCCTGAATATGAGCCCTGAAAGCGGAATCAGATAAGCCTATGATTTTAGGGTGGTCTGGAAATGAATCGTCAATCTTTACCCACGTCATTATTTTACCGACAAGCGCATTGAAGGCTCACCTTGCTTCTTAGGAACGTAGCCAAGTTTCTCTAACACTTCGGCTTCGTCTATTGAAGAACGTCCAGCAATCTGCGACCAAGAAACTTTAACGCCGTCAGGAGTAACTCCATTAACGTTTTCAAGTGCGGCTTTAATGCCGTCCTTAACTTTATCTAGTTCCTTAATCTTGCTATCAACTTCAATAAACTTTTCAACGGCAGAGATAATTTCTATATCTTCAATAACTTCTGCCGTAACTTCTTTTCCCTTGCCACCGCAACTATCGCCAAAGTAAGAACAATAGTGTTGGCAGAACTGCGCCGCATATCTTTCAGGCGCAGGTGGCATAGTCATAGCCTGAACTTCACGTAACCAAGTCATACCGTCTAATGCAATTTCGCGGTTATATTCTTCGGTATGTGTTTTGATATTACGTTCGTCACCGTCACGTGGAATACCTACAAGCGTTACGGTCTTAACTTCGTAACCGTTATTTTCTAATAGATACGCATATAACTGTACTTGCCAACGTTGTTGTTTAGACGGGAAGTAATCTAAGTTCTTTAACTTAGTAGTTTTCCAATCTATAACCGCGCCAGCAGAAGGAATAAATAAATCTATATGACCTTTTAAACCGTCATACGTGACTTCTTTTTCCGTTTCGTAATCAGCCCACGTTTCTTTTGCTTCGTTGATAATCGCTTCTTCAATCATCTTATGAATAGCCGTACCCATAAGAGCAGGAAGCCTTAACGTATTATTTACTTTAGGTTCTCCGTTAAGGTGAAAGTAAACTGACCTGCGGCAACCGCCAATCTGACTTACTCCGATTTCTTTTTGAAGCGAACGTTCACGTGTAGCGTCATAGGCTACTAACGCTTTAACTAACATCTCATCTATTTTCATTTTTGTCCCTTACTTTAGTAGTGCTAATAGAGCGATTATCTTATTAAATAATTCTAAAATTAAAGTAATAAGTTGGTTGTTGGTTAATGTAGGAGTAACTACTGTAGAAGAATCAGTAGTACTACTAATAGTTGAATTGCTACTAACCGTTGAAGTTACGGTACTTGTTTCCGTAACCGTAGGTGTAGGCGTAACCGTTACTGTTGGCGTATCGCTTACCGTAGGTGTAGGAATCGGAATTGGTTGCGTATAAATTACAGTAGGTTCACAAGTTACAAACCAATAATCGTCACTTCTATCGGTTGTGTAATTCATATCTACGCCTTCACCGCGACTTGTTCCGCTAGGACATTCAAAGTTTTGATAAGTTGAACTAGCGTTCCACGCGCTCTGACTTATACCGCGTGGACTTTGAATACCGTCCGCGTATACGGGAACGATAGTAGTAACTGTTAATCCGATTATTGCCGTAATTATTTTTGCCTTCATTTTTTATCCCTTTACATTTCTAGTGACGCACGTACGGACGTACCTACGCTTCTTGCTATATCTACTTGTGTTCTGATTCGTGTGGCGTTAGCGCGTGCCGCTTTAACGGTTGCTTCCGCCGTATTAAGTGTGCGGTACAAGTGTGCGTTCTCTCTTAGTGCTATGTCCTGAACGTCTTGTACACGCAACTTTTCTTGTCCAAAAGATAGACGCGTACCTGCCATACCTAATTCGTAATCAGTTTTGGCTTTATGGTAACTACGTTCGGCGTTTTCTAAGAACGCGTGTGCTTCGACTACTTCCTTACTAAGAGCCGTTAGACGGTTTTCTATCGCTTGCGGCGTGACCATTTAACTTCTCCCTTCCTGAGTTTCC